CCAATTGTTACCTCTCTTGTAAAGAGCCATCGTCGTTCTCCCGATGATGGCGCTTAACTACCCGACCAAGCGGCGGCTTCATTCTTGTGCTTTTCGATGTAGGCGTCAACATCCTCGGTGAATGCCCTCCAGCGACCTACGCCGTTTAGCTTAAACACAGGCAAGCGCCCCTCTTTCGCCCAGCGACGCGCTGTCTCATAACAGACGCCGATGCGCTTTGCGATTTCTCGCAATCCAATTGTTGTCTTTTCACTCATAGTTCTATCACCCATCTCGCAACACGAATGCTCAACCCCACAAAAAGCCCAACGGCAGCCCATCCCGCCGTCAGTGTCGCCATGACACCAAGAGCACCAAGCAACAGCCGACCTACTTTTGTCAGATCCTCTTGCATGCCCCCCCCCAGCAGTCGTTATTGTATTGAGGCTCCTTGATGTCAATGTCCTGCACAATCTCAAGATTGCCTTCAAAGTGATAACCAGCACCACGCAAGAAACGCTCGAAAGCGCCAACGACTTCGGGTAACGATGTAGTGTGAATGGTTAATGTAATGGTCTCGCTTGGTTCCTTGACCGTTGCGGAAGTAAATGTAATGTAGTCGTTCATAATCAAGCCCAAAGCGTTTAGTGTTTAGCCGTGTGGTCATCTGTGCTTTCATTCTGTTCAACCGCTGGTTCTGACCGTTGCTGACTGTTGACCTCGTTGATGATGTAGTCCAATAGTTGTCTAACCTCACCGTGCGGACGCATGTCGAGGCCGCGCAGAATTATGTTGATCTGTTCAATAGTAAATTGCAGTTTGAAATTCATGTTTCCTCCTATTGGTGTTGAAGGTCGGCTTCTTTAATGAAGACGCCATCGACCATCTTGCCCTTGCGATCTTTAATCTCGTCGTAGGCCATATCGACGCAGTCTTCGAGAGTGACGTTATCCTGTAGCTGTTCGATCAGGATGGCCAGCACCACGACCACGTCTCCGGCACTGTCGAGCACCTTGCGTTTGTCGTTGCGAGCAATCGCTGCGGCCAGCTCACCCACCTCCTCGGTCAGCTTCAGCATCTGCTTGTCTTGCGTGCTGCCAATCACAAGATTGCGAGCGTGTGCCCAGCCTCGGATCTTGCGCAGTGTTTCGTCCATGCGCACCTCAGAACGGAATTTCGTCGTTGAACTCGCGTTCAGTGCGACGCTCATCGCGGCGGTCGTCACGACGATCATCGTCACGCGGACGACGTGCCGGGTAGCGACTGGCGTTGGTGCGACGCGGCTGCTGCTCTTCGTCCATCGGCTGCACTGACAGGCTGAAATACTTCTCGCCTGCAAGCTTGCTGCCTTCCTTGCCGACCTTGATCCAAGCCGACAGCCAATAGTCCACGCCACCGACGTTGACTTTGCCGCGATAGTCCGGATGACTGTCCTTCTCTTTGCGGTGGTTCTTGGCAAGCATTCCCGAGTTTGAATTGTCGTAAGCCATTTAACTTCCTCCTTCGTAGATCAGTTCGACGTCAACTTTTGGTACATCTTTCTCTTTTACCTTCTTGTCCCGGGGTGGTTCGATCTTCGCTTGCACCCACGTCCAGAAGTCTGCGAGGCGCAGGTGTAGCCAGTCCCAGTATTCGGTAGACCTAGCCACCCTCCACACTTTCATGTTCTCCGGTGTCCAACAGATGAATGCTGCCCACTGTCTGTTCGTGATCTCGAGTTGTCCCTGAACCTGCGCCATGTAATAGATCGGGATCGCGTCGTAGAGCTGTTGGCTGTACGGGCACTTGACCTCGCCTAGCCCGTCGTCGTTAATCAGGATGTCCGGGGAACAGCCCAACCATTTGTGCGCCGGGTGTTTCACGAACCCCACGACCTCGATCACGGGCGACGGCAGAGAGTGCTTGACGAAGGATTGAACAGCATTGCCTTCGTTCTCCTCACCCCACTGGGTAGCAGGGTTCCCCTCAAAGGTCTCGAGCTTCATCGTCCTGCGCCACAGTTGCTGGCGCGAACCCGGCCCCATGCCTGCGGCCTGACCGAACGTCGAGGCAGTGAGCTTGCCCTCGCGCTCCTTGAACCACTCGGCACTACGCTGGGGCGCGTTCATTCCAGTCCCTTCGATAGCGCAATCGAGTACTCCTCACAGATTTCCTTCAGCTTGGGATTTAGTGCTGCGTAGACCTTGCGCAGATCGGCGATGCTTTCGGCGTTGGCCAGCAGCTCCTTAGCCTGCGTCACCTCTTCGGCGGTCACCTCGGGAACCGGCGGCTCAGGTTTTTTCTCTTCCTCCGGCAGATCCTCTCCGGCGTAGATGTACAGACCCAGCCCGTGCAAGGCGATGGCTTTGGCCAGACACCGCTGCATTGCAGTGTTGACCTCAAAGCTGTTGGGACGAGGGATGGGTTTGTTCCGATAGTCCATTACCGGAAGCTGCGCGGTGCGTTCCACGCCGAAGGCGCGGACGGTGCAGAACACCATTGCGGTGTCGCCGATCCTGACGTAAGGCACGTCGTCTTCGATTAGACGGCCTTCGACATCGTAGGATTTTTCTTTACCAAACTTGTACTCCCACGTCGCAGCGGGATCTCGCTGGAGCAGTTGGTCAACTGCAAACACCCAGCTCAAGTACGAGAGGTTGTTCTTCTTCTCGATGTACTCGTTGACGTTGACCGCCCGAAGCTTCGCAAAATTTGTCGCTTGATCTTCCATACAGTTCCTCCAAACAACTGAAACTTAGTTGTCCTCGAGAACTGATTATCACAATACTGAGTAGGAATGACAAGGATATTTGTGTTGAGATGCGCAAAATGTTGAATACAAGTAGTTGTAATCACAGATTGTTGTTATTTTGGGATTGCGCCGTACAGCCGACGTTCAATCAAAACGCCAATTAACTGCACGTTTTTACCTGAGCGCACAGTATCGTAGTCCGGATTTATGGGCACGATCTCGTAGCCATCGCCACGCACGCGGTAAGTCCCTAGTGTCAGCAGTTCCTTATTGACCATCGCCAGCAGGGTGTCGCTTGGTCGCGGCACTGTTGATCGATCAAAAATCAAATGGTCGCCCACATGAACAGATGCGCCACTGAGGCTCAGGCTTGAGGATTCTTTAGCCCAGCATTCGCCGGGCGTTCCACGGTCTGTTAGCAGATAGCCCTGTGGCTCGGGTGTTTGGCCAAGTGCATAGCTGACGATCTTGTCGTGATCTCGGTACACCGCGACCGAGTGCAAATTGTGTGGTGCCCCCTCAAACCGTAAGGCCACTGCTGGGTCGCGGGGATCGCCTTGCCCGGTGGCTAACCAATTCGGATTCACCCCCAAGATGTCTGCAATCTTGATGGTGTAGCGCGAAGCGGTAGTCTCATGTTCGATGGCACAGATGTAGCTGATCGTCTGCTGCTTGGTACCTGCGGCACGCGCCAGTTCGGCCTGCGTCATGCCGCGATCCTTCAGGAGTTTTCTGATCCTAGACCCTAGTGTGTTCATCACGACTCCTAATTGTCCTACGCGCCAATACTATTCCCTGCTTGTTGCTAAAGCAAGCAACTGTTACACAAGACAAAAATCCTTGTACAAAAAATGTTGCCTTCAGCAAAGAAAACAAGGACACTTGTGCGGGTGGATAGATTGCTGGCGACGGTCAGCTCTCGAACTCTCGGAAGTTTCTCCCTTTTCGACCGGGTTTCCACCCCCCTTTGCGGGGTTCCGACAAGAAAAGGAGAAAGGGAAAGGTCATGTACTACTACCAGTTTCACATCGGCGATTATCAGGCCGCCGCTTTCTATTTAAGTAACGAAGAAGATCTCGCATATCGACGACTGCTCGATATGTACTACGACACTGAGAAGCCAATACCCAACGATATCCAGTGGCTTAGCCGTCGGTTACGTCTTGGTTCCGATGTTGTGTTGTCTGTACTCAAAGACATGTTTGAGGAGACCCCAGAGGGGTGGAGAAACAAGCGTGCCGACGAGCAGATTCGTGAGTATCACGCCTTCATTGCCAAACAGTCAGCTAACGGAAAGCTAGGCGGGAGGCCGCGAAAAACCCAAGCCAAACCCACCGCTAACCCAGAGCAAACCCAAACGAAAGCCAAAAAAAGCCTAACCACTAACCATAAACCAATAAGTAAAAAAGAATATACGCCACAGGTGGCGTCGATGTTCCCTGACGTCAGTCCGGAAGTGGTGTCCGATTTCGTTAGGTTGAGGAAATCTCTTCGCGCCCCCATCACGGAGCTTGCGGTCAAAGGGATTCGCCGCGAAGCGGAGAAGGCCGGTCTGTCGGTGGAAGCCGCGATGACGATGTGCATCGAGCGAAGCTGGCGTGGGTTCAAAGCCGAGTGGGTGCGCGACCGTAACGAACCCAAGGGGTTTGACTGGGAGACCGAACTGCGAGGTGCGATATGAATCCGAACCTCGAAGGAATCCTCGGCAAGCTGAAGAAGGTTCGCGGCAACAACGGCAGGTACACCGCCTGCTGCCCTGCGCACCAAGACCGTTCACCATCCCTTGCCATAACTGAGAAAGAAGATGGCACGATCCTGATGCACTGCTTCGGTGGTTGCTCGGTGCAACAGATCGCCGATGCGTTGGCCATCGATCTAACGCAACTCTTCCCGTCACAACGAGACCCGGTTTCAGGTTCAGCCCCGCGCCGCCGCCGGTTCTTTGCATCCGACCTCTTGCGACTCATATCTTTCGAGACACAAATCGTGGCGCTCTGCGCCGCGCAAATGGCCAAGGGCACCCCTCTATCACCCGAGGATCGTTCGCGCCTCCTAGTGGCCGCAAATCGCGTCCAAGAAGCATTGAGGCACGCCGATGTCTAGCATCACGTACATCGAGAAAGTCGCAGAGCGACTAGACGCTGAGAGAACCAGCAGACTGCAACAAACCACTGTTGACTTCGACGCCTACCTACAAGCGCGTGAAGACGACATTGGTCGGATCAAGGTAGCGGAGGGATTCCGGGATGGTTTGATCGAGGAATTCTTTGGCGACGAACGGCGCGATGGTCTGACGTTGCCGTGGCCAAAGTCGCACGACAAGTTCTTAGTCCGCCCCGGCGAGGTCACCGTGTGGGCTGGGTTCAACGGACACATGAAGTCGATGGTCACAGGCTACGTGATGCTGCACCTCATGTTGCGCGAAGACCAGAAGTGCTGCGTTGCCAGCTTCGAGATGAGGCCGACCAAGACCTTGCGGCGTATGGCGTCACAGGCGCTGGGCATGAAGCATCCGACCGAGCCGCTGGTTCACCGGTACTTGGATGCGCTCGAGAACAGACTGTTCCTTTACGACCAGCAGGGTGAGGTCACCCCGGAGCGTTTACTGGGGGTCATCTACTACTGCGCCGAGCAACTGGGGGTCACCCAGTTCGTGGTCGATAGCTTGATGAAGGTGGTCGCCAACGAGGACGACTACAACGGGCAGAAGAAATTCATCGGCAGGCTGTGTGCTGCGGCCAAGGATCTGAACATCCACATCCATCTAGTGCATCACTCGCGCAAGCGGGACGACGAGTCGCGCCGCCCGGGCAAGCAGGACGCTAAGGGTACGGGCGCAATCGTGGATCAGTGCGACAACTTCGTCACGGTCTACAAGTTCCCGGTCAAGGATGGCGAGCCAACAGACAAGCCGACGCATGGGTTGTACGTGGACAAGCAGCGGCACGGTGAATGGGAGGGATTGATTGCGCTTTGGTTTGACGAGAAGTCGCTTCAGTTTCGTGAGACGAACACGGACAAGTGGTTGAGGTTTGTCGAATGAGAAGAGATGACGTCATCAAGATGGCGCAAGCGACTGGCTGGGATTTTGGTTGGGAGATGACTGTCCAGCAGGTGTGCGAGTTTGCCGCGTCAGTCGCAGCAGCGGAGCGCGAGCAGTGTGCGCTGGTATGCGAGCAAGCAGGCATCGATGGCTACGGTACGTTGGCTGCGGCTGCGCTCATTCGTGCGAGGAGTCCGCAATGACGTATCGGTTTTGTACTTCGTGTCAGGTAGACCGCCCCTCGGAGGGAGGAATCGTAAAACTTCACAAGACAAACAAGCGATGGATCTGTCGGCTGTGCGTTGCTCGCAAGAACCCGAGCATCTACAGCAACAAGCAAGTTCGCGCAGATTTTAGAGACGACGATGGACATAGAGGAACAGAGAAGACGCAACAGGGAGCTGATGCCTAACGTCGCACGCATGATGGACGAATGGCGTGCGGTGTTCCCTGATTGCAGGTTGATCTGGGCAAAGGATCTCGAGACCGGGCACGAGGTCGGCAAGAAGAGTGAGGTTGACCCGGACAGATTGGTTCAGTTCTCACCGGAGTGGAACCCGCAACAGACACTGACCCCAACACCGAGGAGGAGACGATGAGTGACAAGGCGGAGGCGCGGCTACAAGAGCTGCGCACCATGAGCGAGGAGTTTGCCACGGCTTACGCCGAGCGCAACTACCTTGAGGAGTTTAAGAAATCCAAGCTGGCGATCTTGATGAAACAGATGGAGGGCATGGGGTTTACCACCGCTGCCGCACAGGAGCGAGAGGCGAGGGCACATGAGGAGTACCTCAAGCTGTTGGAGGACTTGAGGGAGGCCACCAAAGAATCGGAAAAGCTGCGTTGGCATCTCGAGGTAGCCAAGCTTGGAGTGGCGGTATGGCAGACACAGAATGCGAACGAGCGTGCAGAGCGGAGGGCGTATGGAGCGTAAACATGCCGCGCTCATCCGGGCGTGGGCTGAGGGCGCGACTATCCAAATGTACTCCGACCAGAAAAAGACATGGGTAGATAAGACGAGACCGACGTGGAACCCGAACAGAAAGTACCGCATCAAGCCGGATGAAGACTACGTTTGGGAAGCGAAGATGGTTGTCGAGCGGCTAAGGTGTACGGGCGCTCGAACTTGCGACTGACGTTTGATCGTAAAACCAAAAAACTCATCGCAGCAGAAGTGCTGACATGAGCATGTTGTGGATACCGATTGTTGGCGCGGCCATGATTATGGTAGGCGTCATGATCGGCGTTACTGGCGTAATGATGTACTTGTGGATGGAGGCAAAGGATGAACCAACAAACAAAAACGACAGAACAGATATTGATGGAGCGCGGCGAGAGGTATGGAGTGTTCAAGGGACACGCGGACGTATCGCAAGACCTGAAGGACGTCGTGCGCGACGCCTGCGAAGCGCGGGGAAAGTGGTTAGCGTCGGATCAGAAGGAAGCGTTGGAGATGATCTGCCACAAGATGGCGCGGATCATCAACGGTGATGCGAACTACGCTGACTCTTGGGACGACATCGCTGGGTACGCGAAGCTGGTGGCGGACAGATTGAATGGGGTTGATCGTTGAGACCCCGGTACGAAACCAAGGATGACTTGGATCGTGAGCAGCACGTTGCTGCCATCCTCGAGCAAGAGTGGCGATGCCGGTTGGAGAAGCTGCCCATCCGGTACCACCTTGACTACGTCATCACACAGGATGGCAAGGCGGTGGCGTTCT